CCTGCGCTTGTGAAAGCTATAGGTTCTATCCAGGGAGCCGCTAAAGACGGCAGAAACCCACACTTTAAATCAAGCTACGCAACACTATCAAGTGTTGTAGATGCCGCTAGGTTACCGCTATTAGAAAATGGTATAGCTGTGATACAATGCCAAGGCGGTATCACTGAAAGCAATACAGTCGTTATGTCTACACGATTGCTACATACTAGCGGAGAATGGTTAGAAACAGTCTGCGAGGCAAAGCCTAAATCATTTGCACCCCAAGACATTGGCAGCTCTATTAGCTATTTGCGTAGATATGGATTAATGGCGGCTGTTAATATGCCAGCAGAAGATGATGATGGTAACGGCAGTTCATTAGGTAAACAGCAAGACGACGTTAAGTCAGTTGACCTAGAGCCTATGCTTATAAAGATATCAGAATCAATGGATAATGATTCCCTTGCTACAGTTGCTAAGAAAATTAAATCTGCTAAGTTACCTGCCAATGCAAAAGCTAAGTTGCGACAAGCCTGGGCAGAACAAAAAGCTACATTGATTGCTGTTGAGAAAGCAGAAGCGTGAAAATCGTAGACGTACAGCAAGGTAGCCCAGAGTGGTTTAGTGCGAGGTGTGGTAACTTTACTGCATCTCGCGTTAAAGACATACTTGCTAAGACAAAATCTGGATATAGTACATCACGCAAGAACATGATTGTGAAATTGGCCTTAGAGCGCATGACAGGCGAGATTGAAGAGACCTACAGTAATGCGGCTATGCAGAGAGGGAACGACCTCGAACCAGAGGCGCGTGACTTTTATGCTTTTGAGAAAGATGTAATCGTAACGGAGGTTGGCATGGTCATACATCCAGAGCATGAGCATATTACCTGTAGTCCAGATGGCTTGGTGGGCGCTGATGGTTTAGTAGAAATCAAATGCCCTGCAAGTATGGCTAAAATGGTAAGCTACCTTGAAAAAGATGCACACGCTAAAGAATATCAGATACAGTTACAACATCAGTTGCTTGTGACGGGTAGACAATGGGTAGACATTGCTGGGTACGACCCAAGGTTTCCAGAAGGTTTACAGCTTGCCGTCTGCCGTGTAGAAGCTGACAAGCAAATGCAAGCAGAAATATTATCAGAAATACAAAGTGCAAACGAAGAAGTAAACGCGCTTGTAGAAAAACTTAATCAACTAAAAAAGGAAAAAACATGATTAACAAAGCAACACTAATTGGCAACGTTGGTAACGACCCAGAAATAAAGACATTTGCTAATGGCAATAAAGTAGCAAACTTTAGCCTGGCAACGACTGACAAATGGAAAGACCGCAACACAGGTGAAATGCAATCTAAAACCGAATGGCATAAAGTAGCTGTATTCTCAGAGGGATTGATAGGCATTGTTGAGCGCTATGTTAACAAAGGTAGCAAGCTTTATGTTGAAGGCAAAATACAGACAAGAAAGTGGCAAGATATGTCTGGCAACGAAAAATCTATGACTGAGATAGTTTTAAAGGGCTTTACGGGCGTTATAACGCTCCTGGATAGCCGTGAGAGCAGTTTTGGTGGTGTTGGTGCAGACAGAGGCGGTTATGCTCCTGTGACGAAGCCTGTAGACCTTAACGACGAGATACCATTTTAGATGACATCTATACTAAAAGATGTGACTATTGGCGATTGCAGATTAATACTTGGTGATTGCCTTGAGGTTATGCCTTTGCTTGGCAGGTCTGATGCAGTTATTACTGACCCGCCTTTTGGTGTTGGTAATTTTGTGCAAGTAACAGGCAATATCCGAGGTAAAAAAGTAACTTGGAATAAAAACATACCAAATCTAATATTTTTTGAAAAAATAAAAAAAATTTCAAATCACAGAATTGTGTGGGGTGCTAATTATTTTAATTGTTTTGAACCTAATGGTGGCGCGATTGTTTGGGATAAAGCACAACCAATGCCAGACTTTTCAAAAGCAGAAATTGCTAGTTGTTCACATCTAAAAAAAACTGAAATAGTTAAAATACCTTGGACTAATTTCACCGCTCGACACAAGAAAGAATCTAGTCATCCCTGTGAAAGACCTGTCAGTTTATATATATGGTGTGTAGAGTATTTGCCTAATCCGCAAACCATACTAGACCCATTTATGGGCAGTGGCTCAACAGGCGTAGCTTGCGTTAAATTAGGCCGCAAATTTACGGGCATAGAGATTGACCCCGATTATTTTGAAATAGCCTGTGAGCGTATTAGAAAGGCCTATGAGCAACCAGATATGTTTGTGCAACAGTCAAAAAAACCAATAAGACTTAAACAAGAGGATATGTTTTAATGGGTCAGCATACAGTCCAGATAAAATGTGAGGCAGATAAGGTGGAGTGTAAACGCCTTATCGACCTTTCACCTATTGGTACATATGTGCGTTACACCAGGAATGTCAGAACCATACCGCAAAACTCTAGGCTATGGGCATTGCTATCAACTATATCAGTAGCTATGCGATGGAATGAATTTGAAGGCTATCATACAGGATTAAAGTCAGGTGAGAAGTATAGCCCAGAAGAATGGAAGGATTACTTTTGCCATATGTTACGCGGCAATAAATTTATGCCAGACGAACATGGGCGTGAGCAGATACCTGTTGGTATGTCTACCAGGAGCATGACTAAAGACGAACATAATGAGCTACAGGCTCTTATAGAAGCTTTTGCTGTAAGGTTTGGAATAGGAGTGAGAGACCTTGAAAAATAAAAAGAGAGAAGCAGGATTACAGAAAAGGCAGTATCACCATATGCCTGTCCAGGTGCTGAATGAGGTTGCAGATGCCATGACCGAAGGTGCTGACAAGTATGGTACTTATAATTGGCGATGGGAAAAACTGCATTACAGCGATTATTACAGTGCAGCACTAAGACATCTTATGGCATTTTATGGTGGTGAGGATTGTGACCAGGATTCGGGATTATCACATATAACAAAAGCTATAGCTGGGCTTATTATATTACGAGATGCTATGTTAAACGACTCTGTTGTTGACGATAGGTACGAGGCTATAACTAGGTTAGATACTTAATGGATAAATGGCAAGTCATCCAGGGTCGTAAATCTAAAAAAGATAAAATTTTACTATATCAGGGCGAAGCTGTTGCGTTTCGTGACGTAGCAATAATGTGCATATTTTTTATGAAGAATGAAGATAATTTATATCCACCAGCAAAAGGATTTAAAGGCGCAGAAATGTTTAAAGATTACATCAAAGAAGTATTGGAAACACGTAAGATACCTACAGACAGTAAATATGCAATTAAAAAAAATCATGCTGTGACAAAGGTGTAAAAACCCAATAAAACCGCACTTGTTTGATTAATGGCCTCAGTCTAAAAAGTATTATTTAATAACGTCAGCTAGGCTTTTACCATTAATATAAAAATACATTGAACGCTTGCCATTGGCATTAATGATTACATCAGCACAGGCCCATGTAGATAGACCGACCTTGTAAGGTTGTTTTAAGGTAGATACACCTGTCTGCCATGCACCTCCGCTAATACCAGGCGAATGGCTATGACCTATTACAGTTTTATACATAGCATTGGCAAAGCCTTTAATACTGCCTCTTGAACCATTAGCACCTCTATCACCATGCTGACTTACATCTATACCTTTAATGTTTGCACGCTTATTTGCATTAACAAACTTATAACATCCTGGTATGTATTTTTGAAACGCACACTCTAATGCTGATTTATTTTTGTAGGATATCTCAGCAAGTAATTCAGAACCTATCGCTGCGTTGTGCGGCTCTTTAAGGTGTCTGCCTTCATTCAGGTAACGCTCAATATGCCTGTCGTGGTTACTGTCTACTATCCAATTTTCTTTGCCGCCTGTCTGGACTATATGTGCCGCAGTATGCTTTAACTCCCACGCCAAACTATTCATACGCATATTAAACACTTTTATCTTATCAAGTAATTTATGGTGGTGTGATATAGATACGCCATCAAACACGTCATGGAAAACGTGTATATCTGGTTTAAG